CGCGCTCTTCTGAGCAAAATTGCAAGTTATCAATATGCTCAATGGACTGCTCTAAATCCTTCTCTAGCTCGGCTATGCGGTCTTCGTAGTCCTCGTGAGTGTACGGTGTAGACATCTCCTCCTGCTCTAGGCTCTCCCTATCCTCTATAAGAGCCTCCACCACTACTTCTTCGATCTGTTCCGCTGTTAGCTTCATCCTGTCACCTCGTCTGCGTAGGCCTGTATACTGCTGTCAAGCACCATAACCTTGTCATAATCACCAAAGTCTAGTGTCTCGCAAAATTCGTAAAAGTCTTCAATTTCTCTGCGGGTCATTGACATGGTCGTTCTCCTGTGTGTTTTTAAGTAAGTGAGACAACTCTAAGCCAATACCTACCCCTTGTCAACGACTATCGTACAATTAAAGCAATATTCGTTTGTTATGGACAAATTGCAGGAATTTTATTGCAGAATTGTCCTAGACATACAGGTGACTAAGGTCTAGTAGGGGCAGGATTGAAAACTTCACGTATTCCTCGCCCTTGGGGACGATTACCTTGCGCTGCACACCCTCATAAATCTGAGAGTCATTAAAGCCGTAGAAAGCCTGTAGGCAGTCCTGAAAGGGCTTTATGGGGTTATCGTAGTCAGCGGCCTTGTTGCTTACTCCAAATTCAAGGAGCAGCGTGTAGGGAGGCTCTGGGAGGGTCATCTTGCGGAGCTTGAGTGCGACTTCCTGTTGGTATGCTTTGTAAGCCTTGCTTCTAAATCTTCGCCCCTGCCATGCCACATTGACAGACAGAGGCTTGATGTCAATTTTCATAATTGATAAATTCCGGCTTCTATGTCCCGGACGAGCGTCATCATGCAATAGTGCAGGAACTGCTCACTCTGGTCTATGTGTCGCAATTCCCTAGTCTCACCGTTGCCCATTTCATAATTGTCAAATTTCCCATGACACTTGATGCACAGGTCAGCGGCCACGCAGTCGTGACCTTTAATTCCACGGCCTTTGCCGTATTGGTGTTGGCGCATTCCGCTATAGTGCGCTCTCACAATTGTGCCATCTTCGATTCCGCAGCACACACAGCTCCTGTCTTTTGCCGCCTGAGTTATTCGTTTGGATCGGATAATCATCTCTTAACACCTCGTCTAATATGTTCTTCTGCTTGGTGAAACGATCAAGCAACTCTTCAAGCAATCGAGTTGAATCCGATACATTACGGTATAGCTTTACATGGTTCTCACACCGCTTGGATAGCTCAGAGTCGGTTAGTTGGTATAGTTTCATCTTGAATATCCGTCTAAAACCGTTGATGGGATGTCTTGGTTCTCTCTCTTTGGGTATGGCTTAATTAAATGCTCTATAGCTTTCAAATTCTCTGATTTTTCTTTTTTGGAGCCTCTGAAGCTAAAATACCTGCCCTTTGAGTTCTGCTTTATTTTCTTTGCGTCTGGATAATGCTTTCTAATTTCCTGTATCTTGGTGGTTCCTAGCTTTTGTCTGATATTTCTGGCTCCGTATAGCTTGCCATTAATCACCCAAGCATCCCTATCCCCTTTTCTGCTATTAACATTAGGGTTTGCATCGCGCATAGAACCAACATAATCAAAACCACAAGCCTGATAGATGGTTCCAACCTCTCCCGCCAAGTCATCAACTGTGCAAGTAATCACCTTGAACTTTTCAGGGAGCATTTTCATGCTTTGCCGTATTAGCTTGCTTGCGCTATGAGGGTGCGCCCAATGAACACAAGCCCCTCTCGATAAAAGTATTATTTTTCCCGTATATCCGTATGAATCCCACTTGCCAAGGTTTTCAATGTACTCAGGCCCATAGACAACCACTCCAGCACAAATATCATCAAAGAATATTCCGTAATAAAACCAATTTACCGCTGCCAAACACCCCAGCCACTCATACTCTTTTATGATTCCCTCGGCAATTCCTCTGCTTACCTCTCTAACTTCTGCTTTTTTTATATCTGTATCTATATCTAGCCACCACTCGCCAAGCATATCGGTTTTCTGGGACGCGCCATCTCTAACTATTTTTTGATGCGCTTTCATCCACCCTGCCTTAAATCCTCACGATTCCTGTCAGGCCATGCGGGAGCTGTCACGCCCAGCCTCGTTGCTAAGTGTCTGCACAATACCTCATATACTGGATTGTAATCCTTGGGGTCAGCGTCTGCTGTCGATTCCAGCCCAGTCATGGCGGTGAATACAGGTCTGAAAATCCTATCCTTCACGCTTGGCTGACACCACGGAATGGCTATTGACGGCTTTAACACCTTGCGCTGATCAAGCCCCGCAGCGTTCAAATCCTCGGCCAAAATCTTACACCATAGTTCCAGGGCTTTTTGCTGTTGGGCGGTTCTTTTCTCACTCATAAATCTAACTCCTCGCGCATTTTTTTCAGTTTTTGCCTGAACACATCGCTGTCCATCCGCTTGTTGGGCAGAGCTTTAAACTCACTGTGATAGGGAGCTCGGACTGGCTTATCGCACAATTTACGGAAGTCTCCTAGTGTGAGAAAGCCGGACCAATCTTCCGCAGCCTTCAGCCCTTGCAGTAACTGCTCTTGCGGGTAATCAGACAGTGATGCTTCCCAGTATTTAAAATCAGTTGATCCAATGTCATCATGGACTAACTTCATGGCCTGTAGGCCACGCCACACCATCATCATTGTTTTCTTCCAGGTATCGTCTTGCGGCCTCGTCCCTTCTTTCTGACTTTGATACAGCTTTTTGACCAAACTGTTGACCTGTTCCATGTTGCTTGCTCCTCGCTATCCAGCTAGTAACTGCGTGTTGCCATGACTTCATCGGGTTTCGACCAACCCTCCAACCGTTAGACTCATAATGACAAAGGAAAAGACCTGCCTGATGACCTGCATCAGTAACCTTTCCAGCAAAGGCATCTTCTAACTCTGTGATAGTGGGCTTGCTAAAGCCCTTCTTTTTATTGGTTATTGGTTTATGGTTTATGGTTAATGGTTTATGGTTAGCATTGCCTTCGCTATGCGTTCGCACTGCGTTCGCATCCTTTTCCCATCTCTTCTTTGCGGATTTACTGGCCTTCGCAGACTTATCTCTGTATGAAATTATATCCTCATCGCATCGAGAATGAAGAAACATTGAATTCTCGAATTTGAAAAAGTCATTTAAGACATTTCTAAGTGCCTTCTTTTCATTTGCAGTTCTGATCGAATGCTTACGCTCAAGCTCTTTCATGTCTCCCGGTAGTGGAGATTCTTCGAGCATATAAGTGTCTATCAATGACCGATAAATACCGTGTTCTAGATGACTTAAATGTGCGGTATCTCGCCTGTAATCACCTATATTAAACTGATAATAGTGCATTTAATTTCCCGTGATCCGGTAATAAATCTTAGGTTTTATGTAATGGAGCTCGGAAACCTCCCCATTTTCAATTATTAGCGTAGCGTCCGGGTTACTAGCCTTAATCTGACTAATACGCGATGGGAAGATTCCGAATATCTCACCAAGTTCCGATTGCAAATTATTCCGATCTTCCAAATACTTAGCCAACTTCACTTTTTTCTTCATTGAAATTCAATCCTATATTACTTTTCAGTTAAATAATAGCTTGCATTGAAATAAATAATACATTAATCTTACCTAGCTTACAAATAAACACTCATTGGGGAATGAAGATATGACTAATAACAATTTTGACTATCGATGGTTGCCAGACAGCAACACAGCAGCATTAAACGCTTACGAGCTTGAGCAGGAAAAGTTGTTCAGAGCCGCTGAGATTGAGCAAGATGATATTGATATGAAAATCGAAGAGGTAGTTCTTTCGGAACTCGAGGCCGACAGCGCGACAGCGATTGAGGCAATTGGGACAGAGGCTACCCAAGTATCTTGGGGAAAGCTCCATCCTGAATTTAAAGCCGTTCTTATTGATGCGGTTAAATGCAAGGGAAGCAAGTCGCAAGATTTGGCAGATAAGGATTTGGGAAAAATAGTGCGAGAGCTTGTCACCGACTATATAGCTGGCGATGTGGAGGAGTTGATATGAGCAATGTTATTGTTTTCCGCAGCAAGCTGCACAGCGATAAAGTAGCTAATGCAATAATTTCAAAAGAATCTGAGCTTGCCGCTGCTCGAAGCAAGGCAGGCTGGGACTTTAAAGATGGCGAGCCCAACAATCCATATCCTAAGAATAGCTTGACCTGGCAGGCTTACGAAGAAGAATTTTTCAACATCTATATGACCGGCCTGTACGCCGAGCAGGGGAACCTACTAAATGATTAGTCAATCTGAATCAATTTCTGAGCTAGCAACAGCTCTTTCAAAGGCGCAAAGTCAAATGGGTTCTGCAATTAAGGACTCTGAGAACCCATTCTTTAAGTCCAAGTATGCAGACCTCACATCGGTCATAGCTGCTGTCAGAAAGCCATTTGCTGATAACGGCTTGAGCTTTGTCCAGTTGCCAGTATCTCAGGACGGGTGCGTAGGAGTTGCTACACGGATCATGCACAGCTCTGGCGAATGGCTGGAGTCAGAATTTTTAATTCCTTGCAAGCAGGACGCTCACGGCTATGCAGCGGGAATAACCTATTGTCGTCGGCTGAGTTTGCAAGCAGCCGCCGGAGTGCCGACTGATGATGACGATGGCAATTCGGCTATTATTGACTACCAAAAAGACTATTCAAGCTCTATTGACGCAATTCTTACTGGCATTGCAGATGGTGACTTATCGTCTGCAGCAGAGGAATGGTTTACGCTGCCAAAACACGTTCAAGAGGCTCTGTGGGTCGCACCATCGAAAGGCGGGTCTTTTCCCACCAAAGACAGGGAGGTAATGAAGTCATCGGATTTCAGAGCAGCCTACTACGGTGAAAGCAAATGAGGATTAGCGAGAAGATGAGCGAGTTTTTGTATGGCGTAGGATCACTTGTGATTTTAACTGGAATATTTCTATTAATTTTAAGTGGATTGTAAAATATGAATATATGTATTTTTAGCGGTAATCTAGGCAAGGATTTGGATTTAAGGGTTACGCCCAACGGCAAGAGTGTAGGCAGCTTCCCTCTGCCCGTTAAACAGGGCTACGGCCAATATGAGAAGGTAAGTTGGGTAGAATGCAAGCTGTTGGGTGATCGAGCTGACAAGCTGGCTCAGTACCTTCTCAAAGGCAAGCCTGTAACTGTGCAGGGAGAGTTTGTTTTAGAGACATGGGAAAAGGATGGGGTTAAGCACTCCAAGCCCGTAGTCATTGTCAATAATTTAGATATGCACAAAGGCGAATCTGGCGCTCACACTCCCCGTGGTCGAGGGGGCGATCAACCAGAGGCTGGTCACCGATCAGCCACCCCACCTATTGATAATTTTGATGACGATATTCCATTTTAGGGGAAACGATGAGCATTTATAAGAATAAATTTTCAGCCCCCGCTACTGATGACATTAAACAAAAGTGGTGGGACTGGCATAAGAAAAACCCACACATCTGGTTAGAATTCCAAGAGCAGACGCATGAGTTGATTAAATCAGGTGTGAAGAAGTCATCAGCATGGCTAGTAATCAACAAGATGCGATGGGATTACGCCATTAAAACAAGCGGCGATGATTTTAAGATATCTAATAACTTTATAGCCTACTACGCCCGAATGTTTCGAGCAAAAAACCCAGATCATCAAGAGTTTTTTACGATTAAACCACTGAAAGGCGAAAGAGATTAACTATGACAAAAATTCACTATTCAATCATGGCGATTATGGCTATTGGCATACTTTCGTATATCCTCGGATCGATTTTCGCTACAGAAGAAGCTCCTGTGGAGCCGCCTACGCCAATTATTATCAAAGTCGATAACATTGACTGCCACATTGCTGAAATGCCTACAATAACTTACTACGTGGCTACAGATACCGCCAGGGTGACTATTGAGTGTGACAGTGATTTAATTTTTAACTATTTGCCTGCTGAGTAGTTTCACGTGGAACATACTTTAAGCCTATTTGCTAAATGGGCTTTTTGTATCTCTGATTTGTTTTGACCGTAATAAGCAACCGCATGATGATGCTTAATCAACTCTCTGCAGAGCCACTTATTACCTACTTTGATGTCAGCCAACCATCTGCCGTACTTACCTTTCTCGTAAGTCCTTAAAACAATTTCAGTGCCTACTGGCGCGAACGCCTTGACAAACGCTTTGGCTGCGAGTCCATAACGCTTTTCTTCCAAATCTCTAGTGCGAGATTCCGGGGTATCGATTCCATTAAGACGCAAGCAAATGCCACGACCATTATCACCGCGATGCACGATGCCAAAACCCAAATTGATGTCAGTAACATACATCGTATCTCCGTCTACAATTTTAGAGACAGTAGCGGTAAATATATATGGATTAGACATATTCGCCACTGGCGATCATATCTGCTAGCTCCAAAGCACGGCCACCCACTTGCTTGGCCCATTTACTGTCTAAGAATTCGGTGCTGGCTTCTTTGTAGTTAGCTGCTTCCATCGCAGCCAATGCGCGTCGAAAACCACGCAAACGCGTAGCTCCGAGGTTAAAACTGATGTCAATCATAGCATCTTTTCTGACATCATCAAGATCGTTGAACCACGGATATTCTGAGGCCAACTCTTTGATTACTCTGGCAATGTCGTTTTCTAGTAGCATGTCAACTTCTTCGTCAGACAGCCCAATCCCAGATTCTGAGATATTTCGCCCCACACCAATAGTTTCGTAACCGGCAGAACACAGGTACACCTTAGACCGTACGCCTTCATGGCGCTTAAGCATTTCTAATAGTTTTTCCATCTTACTTCTTTCCATTGCTGCCACCGAAGAAGAAAGCGGATATGCCAGAAACAAGACCACCTAAGTAGCCCAGAATCAAGTTAACTACGCCGTCGTCATTGGCATCGGGGGGCTGTATGGTAACCATAAACACGTAGCCTAAAAACCCAATTAACGCCAGCATGGCAAATATCTTAGGGGTAGGATCATCGCCAAAGGTTTTTCGTGCATCCTTCCTGTCGTCAACTTCTGTCTTAAAAGACTCTAAGTCGATTTCCATCTCTCTAATTTTGGTCTTGAAGTCTTGATCAGCTTCTCTTACCAATACAGCTTTTTCAGGCTGTGTCTCTAAAATTTCTTCTATTTTCTCGGCACTTGCTTCCGGCACACCCATCTTGGACGCCACCATTTTGAGCGCCATTCCGCCGAGGGGACCGACCGCAGCTTCAGCAACAGTGGGTGCTAGGGACTTAAGTAGCTTACCAATTTTAATCATGCGTCAGAGTTTTCTTCTTCGACAATAGCGTCAATCGTGTCACAAACATCCGGTACGACTACGCCCGTAGTGGCAGACAGTGCGCCTCGTCCTACGGCTCTCATGCCTTTGTAGAATTGAGAGCAGTAAATTTCTTTGTTTGCTTTGACCTGCTCAACCGTAGTACACGAAGACACGAGTAAAGCCATACTAAATATCAACGCCAGTCTTGCCATTTTTCTGGTCCTCCAAAAACTTAACTAAGCGGGCTTTATACCCGTCCATAAAGTGGTCTGAGATGCGGTCTTTTATACCCCGATCCTTCTTGCGAAGGTATGAAGAGGGGTTGATATAGTCCACGCCGCCATTTGAGAAGTACAGCATATCTTGGGACTTGCTAGGGCCGTAGCAGAGACGAGGAATTCTAGCCACAGCATCGCTGCCGTTAACACAAGAAATTTGCGTATCTAACTTCATAGGTCGCTTAAAGCCTTTGAAAAACACGTTCGGCTTACCGAAGGTAATCAAATTCAGATTGTCGTGCTTACCGCTTAATTTTGCACAGGAAGTCTCGGCGAGAGCCCCAGCGAGTGAATGTCCCGTAAATAATGTGCGCTTCTTTGGGTCAATGTGCTTCTTGATCTCTTTCCAGATAGAAGCGTGTTGTAGAGCGAAACCTGCGTGGCACATCCTGCCAGCATACGGAACTGGGATGGCAGTCAGGTCTGTGAGAATATCGTTTAGCTTTTTCTCTGTACCACGGAACGCAATGATATCAATGGTCTTGCGCTTGATTACAAAAGCCGTGGCTCCTGTAATCCTGTTTTCTATTTTGATCGCGTCTTTATTCTTGTCATTGTAAGCCTTAATAGACCAAGAACACGCAATCTTTAAAAGGACAGGATCAAGTTTCATTTGTCAGCCTTATTCTCAAGTCTTTTAAATATCGCTCCGAGCATCTCTTTCACTTCGCGGATGTCCTCACGATAGTCATCCTTGGCAACATATTTCTCAGGTATCTGCTTCATGTCGGCATCTATGCGGTCTAACAGTACGAAGACCCGATTGACTAACCAGCCGCCGCCAAAACTTACGATTGCCAGAAACACGTTAAACCCTGTTTGAAATTCAATCATTTTATTACCAGATTAATAATAAACATCGCTGCGACAAAAAGAACTGAAAAAGTGCCTACAATCGCCACAATATCGATCATTGCCGCTCTAGTCTCTGCTTTAGCTTTAGCTTCAGCGATTCTCATATTCCGTATCTTTGTTCTTTCCTTGAGCATATCGTGCCAAAGGTTTGCATGGCCCGACCAGTAGAAAAGGTCTTTAAGGTCTCTTTCGAGTTGTTGAGCCTTTTTCTTTTGGAGTGTTATCTCAAGAGCCTGACTTTCAACTGACTTACCACCAAACAATTTTTCTATTTTGCTCGGGTTAGTGGCCTTTTGTTCGAGTACACTGACCTCTTCCCGCGCATCCCAGAACTTACTCAAAGCTCTGGTCATGTCACCCAATTCTTTGCCCTCGTTTACCGCCGTCTTCATAAAACGGTAGGCCGAAGAGCACATCTGTACTGCCGCTATAATCTCTGCTGCCATCA